GATACTGCCATTAGAGCAAAGAAATGGGTAGATGAAAATGGATATGGTAGTTGTATGACACCTGTGGGAAAACAAAGATTAAACCAATTAGCAAACAGGGAACCATTGTCTTTATTGACCTTGAAGAGAATGAAAGCATTTGGTTCAAGACATAAGAAAGATTGGGAAGCATCTAAATCATTTGAAGATGGATGTGGATATCTTGCACTTGCATCGTGGGGATTTGAACCATCAACTTATGAACAGGTTATGAACTATTTGGATAGGGTAATAACCCGTGAAGAAATGGCTACCGTAGGACCAAGAGGTGGGATTAACCCATCAAAGAAGGCACCAAAGTCAAACACACCAAATAAGGACCCCAAAGGTGAAGGTTCAGCAAAGGGTGATGCATCATCAACTCGTGGAGCAGAGGTATCCAAAGCGGTAGAAGAAATACTACAAAACAAGAGTGATGACTTTAATGAAAAATACAAAGACAAACTTGGATATGGTGTAAATCTTGGTATGTTAAAATCAGTTTATCAAAGGGGAGTTGGAGCATACAATGTATCCCATTCACCAGCAGTTAAGAGTAGTCAACAATGGGCTCTTGCCCGTGTTAATGCGTTCTTATACATAGTTAAGAATGGTAGACCCCAAAATCCAAAGTATACCACAGATTATGATTTACTACCAACAAAACACCCAAAGAAACAGGATAATATGGATGTTGATGTATCTAATCTACCACCTTACAACAGTTATCCAACAGGTGATACCAAGAATGATATGTTGATAAAACCAGTATTGTTTGTTGAAAGAAATCCTGGTGAAGATAGAAGTGATTACATTAACAGATGTACTGAATACCTAATTACCAATGAAGGTAAATCACCCGAACAAGCCTATGCCATTTGTAATTCAGAAGCAGATGAATACTCCATCGGACAAAATGTCAGTTTTGATTATGATGATACATTAAACACACCAAGAGGTAGGGGACTTGCATTGTATGAATTACAATCAGGTTCAAATGTGTATATCATTTCAGCAAGGGGTAATAAAGAAACAATGTATCCAATCGCTGATGAACTTGGAATACCCCATAGTAAGGTATTTGCAACAGGTTCAAATAGATTGAAGATACAAAAGATTAAGGAGTTAAGAATTGATAAACACTATGATAACAATGAAGATGTAATAAACTCATTGGGAACAATAGGTGTTCAATTTATGTGTCCTTGTTTGGATGAGTTTGCTGAAGATGTTAATCTTGATGTATACGGTTACAGAACAAAGTATTTCCAAATATGTCCTGGAGCACAGAAAACATTTAAAGATTTAACATCAATTGATAATGATGAAGATACCATTGGTATGATTAGAAGTGCGGCTGTTGTTGCAGATTCAATCTTTAAAATTGAAGATGATGTTATTAAATCAAAAAGTGCGACACAATCACAATTACAAGAAGCAATTGTATTAGTAGATGATTTCAAAGATATAATCAATGAAATTAGTAAGATTACAGGTGTAATACACGATGTATCATATATGGACAATCATATTAGAACAATCGGTTCTTATATCACAAAAGGACAAGATTTTACAATGATTGGATTCATTGATGGTGAACCAGTATTCACAACACCTGAAGAAGCCGAATTATATGGTCAATCGGAACACGGATGTTCAGGACATCATAAACACCAAGATGAAGATGGTAATACCGTTTATATGGGTTGTGAAATGCACCCTGAACAAATGGAACAGGACTTTGGTGTTGATGAATATTCACCAGAAGAAATTGAGGTTGTTAAAAACCTATATTTCCTTAAAGAAAATGACTTTGAAAAGTTTGAAGCAGTCATTGGTTCTATGAGGGGAGCAACTGAAACAGAAATAAAAAGAAGAAACCACAGAACCCCAACAATATATTTCCAATATCAAAGGGTATTATCGGGTTCACCTGATAGGGATTTCTGTATGTCAATTGAAAACAGATATTTCCGTAGATTAGAAATAGATTTGTTAAGGGATACAAACACAGAGTTTGGACACGAAAGACAACCATATTCAAAATGGTTATATAAGGGTGGACCTAATTGTGTTCACGCTTGGCACAAATACTTGGTTCAAGGAGAAAACTTTGCAGACCAAGGCATGGCACCAGGAACACCAGGTATTCCACCAAAACAATTGCCAAACAATGGTTACTACTCACCTGAAACAAAAAGAAAGAGTGAGGTAGCATACATCATATCACAACAGGGAATGTCCAAGATGGGATTTAAATCTGATGATGAAAAAAGAATGGTGTATTCTCCACTAATGATACCTAATATTCTAATACCAAGATTGGATGATAACAATGAAAAGTATTTTGTTAGATTCACACCACAGGTAATTGAGAAAATCCAAAACCTTTACATGATTGAAAAGAGATTGGATAAGACAAACTATGAACACACTGAAAACAAAATGGAAAGTGTTGTAATGGTTGAGAGTTGGATTGTATCAGGGGAATCAGACAAAGCCTATGAATTAGGTTTTACAAAAGATAATGTACCAATGGGAACTTGGATGGCAGGTTTCAAAGTATTGGACACAGAAGAAGGAGATTACATTTGGAATGAATTTATCAAGAAGGGTAAGGTAAAAGGGTTTAGTGTTGAAGGAAACTTTATCATGAACTTTTCTGCTCAAAATAATGATGAATATTTATTACAAGAAATCATAAACATAATAAAACAAATAAACGATTAAAATTATGAACGCAGCACAAGCAATTGATAATATCGTAAAAATGTTAGGATTACAATTTAAGAAAGAGACCTTTAAATCTACTTTCCTTGTTGATGGAACCACAGAGGTAACAAACAACATGGAAGATGATTTTCAACCAGGTCAAAGCCTTTATATTGTAAAAGAATCCACACTTGCACCAGCACCCGAAGGTTCACACGAAACAAGAGAAGGTGTTGTTATAACCCTTGATTCAGAATCAGTTATTATTTCCGTATCCCAAAAAGATGGTGGTAATGATGCAGAGGTTGAACAGGAAGCAGGTAGAATGATGGACTACACGGAAGCAAAAGATTCACAAGGTAATACTTTAGAATCAACAACTTTTGATGTTGGTGAAGATGTATTCTTGGTTAAGGAAGATGGTAGTAAAGAACCAGCACCTAACGGAGAACATCAAGTAACCTTAAAGGACACCAGTGGAAACGAAGTGAAAATCAGGATTCAAGTTTTAGATGGTAAAATTACTCAAAGAGAAAATGTTGAGGAAATGATGAAACCAGAAGAAATGAATACTGACTTTTCAAAAGACATTGAAGATATCAAATTATCAATTAACAACCTACTTGAATTGGTTGGTTCTATGAACGGAAAATTCAAAACAGAGTTAAACTCATTAAAAACCGATTTTGATACATTCAAAAAGTCACCAGAAAGAAAAGCAGTAGAAGAAAAGAAATCTTATACTCAATCATTTTCTGATTACAAATTGGATATAATTAAATCATTAAGAAAATAAACTAAAACAAAAAACTAAAAAAATGGAAAATAAGAAAAAATTGTCATTTAACTATGACTTAACAAACTTACCAACCTTCAACTCTTATGGTTCAGATATGTTAATTAAGGCAATCTTGGGATTGACTTTACCAAGATACGCATCTTTGAGAATCAACTTGAAAGGAACAACAGAAAAAGTTGGTTTCGTAACCAATGATGTAATCCTTCAAGATATGAGTTGTGGATTTGACCCAACAGGTGCAACAGTACAAAATCTTGTAACAGTTGACTTGTGTAACAAAAAGGTTAACCAACAATTGTGTCCTTACGATTTGTATGATACATACTTGAGTCAATCATTAACAAATGCAAACTTTCAGGAATCAGTTCCTTTTGAAGAGGTTATCTTAACAGATATTTCAAACAGAATTGCTAACCAAGTTGAAAAACAATTGTGGAATAACACAACTGCATCAGGTGGAACTTACGGAAACGCATGTTTCAATGGTGTTGGAGCGTTGATTACATCAGGTAATGGTGCAACTCAAATCGCTTACAGTGCCGCTACCAGCAGCACGGGTTTGGATGTATTCACAAAGATTTACGAAAATATTCCGAGTAATGTATTACACATGGATGATTTGGCTATCTATTGTTCATACGCTAACTACAGAGGTTTGGTCGCTTCTATGAGAAATTCATCATTCGTAAACCTATTCACATTAGATTCTGCAGGGGCCGCTGAAGGTGCCGAGTGGTCATTGATGCTACCGGGAACCAATGTTGCCGTTAGGCCAACAGTAGGACTTGATGGTATCAATGCGTATTACGCTGGGCCGAGCTCGTACTACATGTTTGGAATGAACCAAGAGATTATGACTGTTCGCTCAATTTATGACCCCTTTGAAAATATAGTCAAAATCCAAGCAGGTGTTACCTACGGATTGGGTGTATTTGATGTAGCATCTTTCTGCGTTTGTAAATAATCATTAGTGTCTGTTTGGTTGTTTCTCCTTTCTATTACAATACAAAGTTAATGAAAAGATTTGAAGCAACCAAACAACACATAAATAAATCAAAAAAAAAACTAA